CCGTTGACTTTCTTTTGTTTGCTTTGTATCAAGGCTTGATATTGTGCAGGCGACATCAAATACACCGAGGCATTGTATGTTGAACTGGCAAACTTAGCCAAAATATTAGGTTGCGGGCTAATTGGCTGTGGATCGTTAAATCCGTTGTTGATTTTTACCGACTGATTTTCTGGTCTGGGACGAATATTATCATCGTCTTCGCCAACCCCGGCAGTGGTTGGGGTAACTGGTGCGCCAGTAGGACTTCCCGAAGCTTCGCTACCAATGTTGGTATTAGTATCACTGTTGAGATTAATTGTGTTTGTTGTACCATTGGTAGTAACTGGAGGAACTGGCATTGTTTGCCCTGATGTACCTTCATATGTGGCCTGAGTGGTATTAAATGTTTTAGTGGGCTGATCAACACCAGCACTTGACACTCCAACGTCAGGTTGTGTTGCATTTGTCGGAGTGGTTGTTGCCGGAGGCGGACTCACACGCCCATCAGGACCTGCTTGTAATGGCGGTGGCTTGTTGGAATTGTTTGTTGCATCATCGTTGACTGTTTGTCCTGCACTGGTACCTGGAGTAGATTGTATTGAATTTAGCTGTGCTTCGAGCGCCTGTACCTGTCCTGGGATGGTTGACACTTCAGCAGTATATCTTGCAATAATAACTTGATTACTTTGCAAATTTTTGTTTAGAGTTGCAAGTCCGTTTTGTGCAATACGATAACGGTTTTGTAAACTATTAATTTGTTGCTGGATTTCTGCCGCGGTAGCCATAGATTAGAACCCCAGTGCTGTTTTAAGAGTATTAAGTTTTGGCAAGAATATTTTCACACCTGACTTAAAGTCCAGAGGTGGTGCTGTAAGTGTGTTGGGGTTGCGTTGATAGAACACCCACCACAAGGCAGCATCTTGATACAAGTCAAATGCCAACAAGTCAGGACGATATTGGTATGTCTGATTGATAATAAATTCTAAGTCATCGGTTTCTTTGGGAATAGACCGATTGACCATAACATCTAAGAAGAATTGACTATATCCTGTTTGATAATACGGGCTTGTTGATACGTAGTTAGACATTACCAGAATCCTCCCTTGATCAACGCACCTGACGCAAAGTCTTTCATGTTAAACTGTGTACTAACTTGACTGCGAGTATTGATTGGCAACAGTGTAATGCTGAGTTCAATCTTGGTAGGCACATAAGTTGCTTGTGATGTGTTATTGACATTTTGATTTATCATACTTGGTGATGGCGGGGTAGCTGTAGCACCCACTGGCGGTTTGGTTATTGTCCCTAATAATCTCATTGCACTAGCCATTAACGGGCTTCCGGCAGTAGCACCTGTCCGGGCACGTTGAGTTAACATATTTGTACCGTAGTTGTTGGGTGCTAATGCTCTTATATAGTCAACATCTGGTGGTAGGCTGTAGTTAAACTGCGACACCACACAAGGATGATTGTTAAATTGATAAGCACCTAATCCACTCAAGTAAGTCAGCGGAGGAGGTGCGCCACGATAAGCGTCCTTGGCTCCATAAAACATTTTGGTCACGCTACGGAAGAAATGAATCACTGACAGCAAGTAGGCAGCTTCTTGTGTGTCTTGTGCTGTGAATGTGGCACGAATGTTGATGTCATTCACGCGGCTGTTTTTGTAAAAGTATCCACGAAAGTTAGAATGTGTAAGATCATACATTTCATAGTTGGCATTGTATGACGTTTCAATTGACGGAGTGTAAGGAAATATAACGCCGTCGGTATCATACAACGGTGCTAGTATTCCTGGCTGATCGCTTTTGTACAGGTAGTTTGCACCTGGTGCAAGTTGCAATCGCACACGCCAATCAGAACTAGCAGGTTGTTTGTACCGTGCCTGTAGTGTGGCTTGCTTTAGAGCATTATCTTTTGCGGCTGCTTGCTCGGCAGCATCTTGATCATTGATTTGATCTTGTATGCCGTCAGTGGTGCCGTCATCTTGCGGCAGGCCTTCGTCATCTTTAGCATCAACATCTGTGGCTTCATATTGTTCGGCACTTTCGGCAGCGGCAGCTGCCAATTCAGCATCAACTTCCTCTGGCGATAGCAGTGGTGGTTCTTCAAGTGCATTTTCATTGGCACGAATTTGTTCATCAACTCCGGCAAATTCATCTACGGCTTCTGGATCAAAGTGTTGAGGTTCTGCATTGGCGTCAATAAGATTTTGATCAACTATAGAGTTTTGAGGGTCTGCATTGGCGTCAACAAAATTTTGATCAACTGCTTGCGGATCAAAACTTTGAGGTGCTGCATTGGCGTCAAGAAGATTCTGGTCAACTGCTTGTGGATCAAAACTTTGAGGTGCTGTGTTGGCGTCAATAAAGTTTTGATCAACTGCTGCTGGGTCTCCTGCTTCAAACAGTGCCGCAGTTTCAGCTTCGGTCAATTCGGTAACTGTGGTATCTGCTTCAACAAACGAATCAACTAAGTTTGGATCAGCACCATCAAACAGTGCGTTGGTTTCTTCTTCAGACAACTCAGTAATTGTAATATCAGCTTCAACAAATGTATCTTCTACTGGTTCTTCTAGTGCTAGATCGTCACCTGGGTCTACATCTTGTGGTGATGCATTTGCATCAATAAAATTTTGATCAACTGCAGGTGTAGTAGCAGGATCGTTGTTGGCAACAACAGGTGCACCAAGATTTTCACTGCTAGCAGTAAATGCATCAGAATTTTGTGCAATCACTCCTTGGTTAGTTATTATAGAGTCTGCTTGCCGTTCATTGTTGGCAGTTGCGTTGTCAATGTTGGTCTGTGCTTCGTCAATCACTGCGGCATTCTCGGCAATGCTGGCACGTTGTGCGGCATTGTTAGCCTCAAGTTCAGCACGTCGATCATCGGGCAAGTTATCATCTGCTAGTTCAGCATTGTTTTGATCAATAATTGCCTGTGCTTGTCGTTGGTTTTCTTGTGCTGCAGCCTGTGCTTCTTCATTGGCTAGGATTGATCTGTTATTGTTCTGAATATTATCTTCTGCTCGAACAATTTCACCTTGTGCACCAACAACGTTTTGCAAATTTTGATCTTCGTCATCTGTTAATGCAGTATCACCAGCTAGAAGTTTTGCGGCATCTTGAGCAACAGCGGCTGTGTCTGGAGTAGGTACAGACTCTCCAGTGGTTGTACCACTTTGTGTTACTGATGGTTTAGTAGTCTTTCCACCAAAGTTAAACAAACTTCCTAATGTACTCAATGCAGTATCTACTATCGGAATACCAGTTTTAACTGTACCAAACCCTGGAGTTGCTGCCAACTCTGATCCGGGTAATTGTGGAATTCCTAGTCTAGCACGGATGTAAGGATCAGTTGGATCTGCCCCGCCTAGATCCTGTAGCTGTGCAGGGCTTAGACCATAATACGGATCATCAAGTGATAATGATCCAGTCTCGGGTCTTTCTCGCGGAGTATCTGCACCAACATTGGTATTTGGATCAGTGGCAGCATCTACTACGCCCATACGCTCTGCACGTGGGGTATCTGCACCAACGTTAGTGTTTGGATCTGACGAAGCATCTACTAGATCGTTATTTCGTCCAGGTGGGTCGTTGGCATCCAACATTGCTTGTTCTGCCGCAGTCAATGGTACTGATGTTTGACTGTAGCCTGGAGGATCATTGGCATCCAACATTGCTTGTTCTGCCGCAGTCAATGGTACTGATGTTTGACTGTACCCTGGAGGATCATTGGCATCCAACATTGCTTGTTCGGCGGCTGTCAATGGCAATGTTGCAGGGGTACTGATTGAATCAAATCCCTTGTAATATGTTCCGCCATTTTCTTCATTGACAGCAAATCCTGGTGCAAGATTCCCTTCGTCATCATATGCAGGGAATTGGCTGGGATCTGATGTTGTAATAACTGGTGCATTACCTGTTGGTGGTTCACCAAATGCTCCGTATTGAGTAGCAGTTGCGGCAGTTCCAGCACCTGTGGTTGCCGCAGTTGGGGTTGCAGTTGTAGAAGAAGTAGTTCCTCCTACACCTAAAATATCTTTAGCCGAACTGAATAATGATCCAACTAGTTTGGCAGTTCCTGCAGGATTGGCAGCGGCCATTGCCAGTGCTGTTGCTCCTGCAATCTCTAATAATCCATTACTACTGCTCATTGTCGGGCCGGTTCCAGTAGTAGTTTGCACATTGTACGGGGTCGCTTGTTTGACCCCAGAATCAACTGCCGGTGATACTGCTTTTCCTGTAGTTCCTGCGGCCACTGCTACATTATTAGTAGCGGCATTTAATGCCATTTGTGCGCTTTTGACTGTGGTGCTACTGGTAGTCACTGCATTTTGTGCCGCAGTCAATGCCGCTGTTTGTGCAGCGGTAGGAGTTCCACCCTTGGCTGTTATGGTTGCAATTGCTTGCTGAGACGCGGCCAAAGAAGCAACTGCATTGTTATATGCTCGTTGAGCTAGTACAGCGGCATTGTTTAGTTTTGGATCGACGGCCATTATTAGTTTCCTATATGTTATTTACCGGGTTTAAAATGTGGGCCGTTTATCCATAATCACACAAACAGGTTGACAAATGTTGTAAATATGCTACACTACATTATATTTTAGGAGTTCATACACAGTATGTCTTTATTGCCCAAGCCGGCCGCCAAGGTCAACTATCTCAACAACAGAGATATTTTAAAAGAGATTCACCACAGCAAAAACACTTACTGTTGGTACCGCGACAGAGATCTAGATCACCAGTTTGATTTAATACTTCCCAGTGTGGACAAGATCAATCAACGCACCATAGTTGATGCCCGTAAAAATCGTGCAGATCGTATCAAACGTGAAACAGGTGTGGTCATTGATCAAAAGAAAATACCCAATACAGATCTAGTGTTCCGTATCACTTGTTGGGATCATATTCCCAAAGCACCCAAGAAGATCACCAAGGCCGAAGCCAAAAAGAAAAAGCTAGAAGAAATACTAGATCTAGATGATGCTGTAGAAGATGATCCCTTAGCAGATTTGGTGGATGTGCCTGTGTTGAACATGAACTATGTGCGATTGAACTTTCCGCCGTTTGAACACTATCGACTAGACGAAGATAAAAAACCTTTCTTGATTGGACGTAGCCACTGGCAGGGTGATTTAGAAACTGGCGAGTTCTCTCGTGATCACGGCAATATGACTCGTAAACTTGCAATGATGTTTATGAAACTGTGTGAACGTTATGCCACAAGATCTAACTGGCGTGGCTACACCTACAACGAAGAGATGCGTGGGCAAGCCCTGCTACAACTCAGTCAAATTGGTTTACAGTTTGACGAATCAAAATCTCAAAATCCTTTTGCTTATTACACTGCGGCTATTACCAACAGCTTTACTCGCATCCTAAACATCGAAAAGAAAAATCAAAACATACGCGATGACATCTTGGAGATGAACGGATTGAATCCTTCTTGGACTAGACAGAATTCTGGCAAGGCTGGCATGGCAGCCATGTCCGGACCGGTTGTGTCTAGCTTGGATGAGTAGTATAATCAATAGATGAGTAATCTATTTAAAAAAGCCGCAATCTTCACAGACATCCACTTTGGTCTCAAGTCAAACAGCACGTTGCACAACGAAGACTGTTTGGCTTTTGTCAAGTGGGCCACTGCCAAAGCCAAGGCAGAAGGTTGTGACACCTGCATGTTTTTGGGTGATTGGCACAACAATCGATCAAGCCTAAACATTGTCACACTGAGCTACAGTCTGCGAGCACTAGAGCACATGAATGACAATTTTGATCGTGTGTTTTTTATTCCTGGCAATCACGACTTGTATTATCGAGACAAGCGTGATATACAAAGTGTAGAGTGGGCCAAACACTTGCCAAACATTGAAATATGCAACGACTGGTTCAGCGATGGCAATGTCATTATTGCTCCTTGGCTGTGTGGCGACGATCACAAGCGTATTCCCAAACTTAAAGGTCAGTACATGTTTGGGCACTTTGAACTGCCCGGTTACATGATGAATGCCATGGTAGAGATGCCAGATCACGGAGAGATCCGTAGAGAAGACTTTAACAACTTTGATCATGTGTTCACCGGACACTTTCACAAACGTCAGACCAAAAAGAACATTACCTACATTGGCAATTGCTTCCCGCACAACTATGCTGATGCCGGTGACGATGAACGTGGGCTAACTATTTTAGAGTGGGGGCAAGATCCTGTGTATCATGCCTGGCCCGATCAACCTAGATATCGTGTGCTAGGATTGAGCTCAGTAATCGACAATGCTGCCACATTACTTGCTCCAGACATGCATGTTCGTGTACAATTAGACATTGAGATTAGCTATGAAGAAGCTAACTTCATCAAAGAAACATTTATCAAGCAGTATCAACTGCGAGAAATGGCCCTGATTCCCAACAAGAACTCCGGGGTTGACACAGACATGGCACCAGGAGAAGTAAAATTTGAATCAGTTGATCAGATTGTAACAGACCAACTTACAAACATTGAATCAGAATTTTACGATCCAAAACTATTGCTAAAGATTTATCAAAACTTATGATTCAAATTAAAAACTTAACTGTTAAAAACTTCATGAGTGTGGGCAATGCCACGCAAGGCATTGATTTTGACCGCAACGATCTTACACTGGTACTAGGCGAAAACTTGGATCTAGGTGGCGATGGCTCGCGCAATGGCACCGGCAAGACCACAATTATCAATGCATTAAGTTATGCATTGTACGGACAAGCACTATCAAACATCCGCAAGGATAATCTTGTGAACAAAACCAACGGCAAAAACATGTTGGTTAGTTTGGACTTTGTTGTGAACGGTCAAGAATACCGAATTGAACGTGGACGCAAACCCAATGTGTTGCGTTTTTACGTCAACAATCAAGCACAAGTATCTACAGACGAGGCACAAGGCGATAGCCGAGAAACACAAGACGCAATTGAACGTATCATGAATATGAGTCACGACATGTTCAGACATGTACTGGCGCTAAACACTTACACCGAACCATTCTTAAGTTTAAAAGCCAACGACCAACGCAACATAATTGAGCAGTTGTTGGGTATCACTTTGCTAAGTGAACGTGCAGATGCTATTAAGGAACTCAACCGACAGACCAAAGATGGCATCAGTCAAGAAGAATTCCGTATTCGTGCTGTACAAGAAGCCAACAAACGCATAGAAGAACAGATTGAAAGTCTAAAGCGCAGACAAGTGCTTTGGCAAAAGAAATACGACAGTGATGTAGCATACCTTGTGGCACAGTATGATGATCTAGCAAAAATTGACATTGAAGTAGAATTACTGGCTCACAAAGATCTGGCCTTGTGGACCACACGTAAACAACAACAAGATGCGTATACTGCACTCGTTGGGCGGCAGACTGCCTGGAAACAAAAACAACAAAAAGATATCAGCGAGTTAGAATCAACTTACAACAACCTCAGTCACATTGATATTGCGGCAGAGCTACAAGCACATGCGGACTTGGCTGCTTATGCACAACGAGCTAAGGACATTGCTGATCTTGAAAAGCTCATTGCCAGGTGTGTTGCAGATGAAGCAAAAGAACAGAAAACAATTGATAAACTCCGAGCCGAAATTGAAGAATTAAAAAATCACAAGTGTTATGCTTGTGGGCAAGACTTCCACGACGCCAATCATGAAACAGTATTAACTACAAAAGAAAAAGCCCTACAAGAAGCCGCACTGCAAGCATTGAGTACCAATGGTCAGTGGATAGAAAATACAGATGCATTGGCTGCATTAGGTGTGCTAGGTACCAAACCCACCACACACTACCGTACAGAAACAGAAGCAATTCGACATTCAAGTGAACTAGAAAATATTCAACACAAGATTGATGCCAAACGTGCAGAAACAGATCCCTATGCTGAACAACTAGCAGAACATGCCCTTGTAGAAGTTGGCACACAACCTGTTACACATTACGACACAGAGGCTCAAGCTGTTGAGCACCGCAGTCGTATGAACACGTTGCTGACACAGATTGCTACCAAAGGTGAAGAGAAGGATCCATACACAGAACAGATTGTTGAAATGCAACAACAAGCATTGCAGACTGTGAGTTATGATGTGCTCAACGATCTTACCAGGTTGCAAGATCATCAAGACTTCTTGCTCAAACTGCTGACGTCAAAAGATAGTTTTGTACGCAAGAAAATTATTGATCAGAACTTGAGTTACCTAAACGCACGACTCACACACTACCTGGATCGTATTGGATTGCCTCACACTGTGAAGTTCCAGAACGATCTAAGTGTAAGCATTGAAGAACTGGGTCGTGAACTGGACTTTGACAACTTATCCCGTGGCGAACGCAATCGATTAATATTGTCAATGTCATGGGCATTCCGTGATGTGTGGGAGAGTTTGTACTCACCGATCAACTTGTTGTTTATTGACGAGTTAATTGACAACGGTCTAGACACACAAGGTGTAGAGAATGCTCTTGCCTTGCTAAAGAAGATGAGTCGTGAACGTCACAAGAGTATTTGGTTGGTCAGTCATAGAGACGAACTTGCCGGACGTGTAGAAAACATTCTCAAAGTTGTAAAAGAGAATGGCTTTACCAGTTACAACACAGACATAGAACTGGCATAATGTTAGCTACTTGGCATTTTCACATTGAGGTTTCTAGCAAATGTACCTTGCAGTGTCCTCGCTGTGCTCGTCAAGAAGTGCCTGACAGTCTTGTTAATACCGAACTAGATTTAGAATTTTTCAAACGTAACTTTACTCCAGAGTTTATCAAAAACAATGTAGAGAAGATTACGTTTTGTGGCGACGACGGTGATCCCATCTATGCACACGATCTAATTCCTGTTATAGAATATATCAAAAGCATCAAATCTGTTGAGTTTGTGATTGTCACCAATGGATCGCATAAAAAACCCTCATGGTGGGCAGAATTAGGCCAAGTGTTGGATTCCAATGACAGTGTGCATTTCAGTGTAGACGGATATGACAACGACAGCAACAACTTGTATCGTGTCAATAGTGACTATGATAGTATTGTTGATGGCATAAAAACTTTGCGAGCATCAAGTGATTGCAAGATTGTGTGGGCCGCTATTGCTTTCAAATTCAACGAAAAACAACTAGACTCCATGAAAGAGTTTGCACAATCCATAGGTGTTGATCGGTTCCAGTTGACCAAGAGCACCAAGTTTGGCAGTGTGTATCCTTCATATGGCACGGACGATCCACTTCAGCCCAGTGTAAAATACATTAGCAGTACACACCGATTTGAACGTGAAGCAACAGCATTTACAGATAAAGGCACACCAGACTCTGTATCTCAAACAAACATACAATTATTCAAACAAACAACAAGTCATAACGGTATTACTCCGTTGTGCAAGATAGGCAACAAAGGATTGTACATTGATGCCCGCGGCAGGTTATTTCCCTGCTGTTGGGTGGCCAACCGATACAATCACAATTCTGACTGGCAGCAACTGGCAAACAACTTTGATTTACACACAAAAACTTTAACAACTGTGCTTGCAGATACATTTTGGTCTGCTGAATTTCAAACATTCAAGTGGCAAGAATGTCAAAGCAAGTGCAAAACTTCAGTAGTAGACGAAAAATACGCAACTTCTTGGTAACGGAGATAACTATACAGCAAGGATAAATCGCATACAACACATGACATGGCTATATCAAGATACCCCAATTGAGACGTTGCCCGAAGAATGTGTTGGATTTGTTTACTTGATCACAAATAATCTCACTGGACGCAAGTACATAGGCAAAAAATTAGCAAAATTTAGCAAGACAACATACAAGACAGTTAAGCAAAAGA